GCAGCTGCTGCTAAGCAAGGATTTGCAGACGAGAATCCATTTAACCTAGGTCAGTTTACTTCTGACTATGTATTCAATCCAGTAAAAGGACAGACCTCAATGAAAATGTCTGATCCTATTGAGGTAGCCGAAGCAGGCACTGGATTCATGCTCATTCCTCGTGAAACTCTCGAGAAATACGCAGAAGCTTATCCTGAGCTTCTCTATACTCCGGATCATGTACGTACTGAAAACTTCGACGGCACTCGAAAAATCACTGCGTTTTTTGATTGTGTAATTGATCCTGATACAAACCGCTACCTATCCGAAGATTACTTTTTCTGTAAGCAATCTCGAAAAATTGATTTGAGTATTTGGATGTGTCCGTGGATGCAACTCAATCATGTCGGCTCATATATCTTTGCCGGCAATATGGCCGCCCTTGGCCAGCTCGGTGTGTCAGCTACTGCAGACAAAACATCGAACCAAAAAACTTATCGTAAAAAGAAAAAGAAATAGTTGACATTTACGACCCACTGTTATATAATGGCACTTAAATTTGAAAGGAGAACTCTTTGTTATGAAATTTTCTGAACGTACTCTTACCATTTTGAAAAGCTTTGCTGGTATCAACAAGTCTATTCAAATGAAAGAGGGCACAGTACTCAAAACTATTACGCCCGAGAAAACACTGATCGCTATTGCGAACATTCCCGACGAGATCCCGTCAGAAGCATGTATCTATGACATGTCACGGTTTTTGTCAATTTTAAGCCTCTATGATGATCCAGACGTGGAATTTCATGATAAATACTTTATTATCTCAGAAGGCAGACGACGTACTAAGTATGTCTACGCCGACATTTCAATGATCCATACTCCGCCTGAGAAAGAGATTACGATCCCTTCCGAAGACGTTGTTGTTGATGTGAAGTGGGATGATTTACAGTCCGTACTGAAAGCGGCAGGTGTGCTTCAGTTTAGTGAGGTAGCTTTTGTAGGCGAAAGCGGCAATTGTTATCTCAAGGCAATCGACAGCTCAAACGATAATGCTGACGACTATGATGTCGAAATCGGAGAGACTGACGATACGTTTAAGATTATCATTAAAACCGATAACCTTAAACTGCTACCTCAAGACTATCGAGTTACGCTTTGCAGCAAAGGTATCTCGGAGTTTCGAGGCAAGGATGTCACGTATTTCGTGGCAATTGATTCTAAGTCGACTTATAACAAAGGATGAATACTATGAACGAACAAATGCAACAACAGCAGGAACCGGTAAGCATCGCTCTTGGCGATATTGCTACTATGGTTCAGGTCATCGACGTTGTTTCTCAACGCGGTGGTTTCCAAGGCCAAGAAATGGCAGGTGTTGGTATGCTGCGCAATAAGCTCGCAGCTTTTGTACAGCAAAATGCGCCTGAGCAACAGGACGACAGCGCTGCAGCAGCTCAAGAAGTTGATGTAGACGTTCCGCCTGAAGGTCCGCTTGCAGATAAGCTGGTTGGCTAATCTGTTTTGGTGGGACCTTCGGGTCCCATCCCATTTTTATATGATGTTTTTTTGATGAAGGTTTTATATTATGTCCGTTGATGCAAAATCAAACGAAGTGTTATGGGTCGAGAAATATCGTCCTCAGGTAATTGATGACACCATCTTACCAGAAAAAATGAAACAAAGCTTTCGTAAGTTTGTTGCTGACGAAAGTGTTCCTAATCTCTTACTTACAGGTGGACCAGGTGTTGGTAAAACTACAATCGCAAAAGCTATGCTTGATGAGCTTGGCTGCGATTATGTTGTTAAAAATGGCTCACTCAATGTCAATATCGACACCCTTCGATACGAAATATCAACGTTTGCCTCCTCCGTTTCCCTCTCAGGTGGTCGCAAATATGTTATATTCGACGAGGCGGACTACCTCAACGCTGCATCTGTACAGCCCGCCCTCCGCAACTTCATAGAAGAATATTCTTCGAATTGCGGGTTTATCTTTACCTGTAATTTCAAAAACCGAATCATCGCTCCTCTTCGCTCTCGACTTTCTGAAATCGACTTCAGCATCGAACAGTCTGAGCGCCCTACGCTTGCCATGCAATTCTTCAAGCGTGTCAATACAATCCTGCAACAGGAAAATATTGAGTACGACAAAAACGTAGTCGCTAAAGTAATTGAAAAGCATTTCCCAGACTTCCGTCGAGTACTGACTGAGCTTCAATCCTACGCTGCTTCTGGTAAAATTGACGAGGGTATCTTTGTCAATCTCAAGCAGGAAAGTATTGATGAGCTCTTCGCTTTACTCAAAGCAAAAGACTTCACTTCAATGCGCAAATGGGTAGCTAACAACTCCGATCAGGATATGAATGAAATGTTCCGTCGGATCTATGATGCGGCAACCGACAAGATCGAGTTCCGTAGTCTACCCGGCTTTGTTGTAACCCTCGCGGATTATCAATATAAAGCCAACTTTGTTGCTGACCTTGAAGTCAATATGGTTGCTTTTCTTACGGAAATCATGATCGAAAGTGAATTCAAATAATGCCAAAGATTGATGAATATCACGTAGATAAAAAGACACGCGACAATAGATATATTATCTGCCAAACGTGTGAATCATACTTTGGTATGACAGACATGTGTCGCGAGTGTATGTGCATTATGAAGCTTAAGACTTGGTTCAAACCTCGAGCCGGTGGTAAGTGTCCAAAGGGGAAATGGTAATGTTAAAAAAGCGAGTAACCTGTTTTAATTGTGCAGACAAGATTGCCGCAAAGAAAGCTTTTACTGTAAAGCTCAACACGCTCGATGGAGCCCACGAAGTTAAAATGTGTGAGAAGTGTGCCGGCGAGTTTGATCAGATTATGATTGAGCTTGAGCAAACTATTAACGAGGTCTATAGCAATGAGTAAAGAGCTAAGCCCGTTTGATTTTATGAATGCCGCTTCTTTTAGTAAAGAAGATATCATCGGCAATAGTGACAATCCTGAGTTAACAGAAAAGGAGTATGTTCCCTATATTGTTAATCGTGGATTTACTAACTTCGATGATACTATCTTCCATGCGAATGAGATGAATATGCGAGCTCATCTCTTTCCTGCCGCTCAGTTCGACTATTATCGAGCTGCACTGCGTAAACGTAAACGATTTTCAAAGTGGCCAAAGGCTACTAAAGACGCTGATCTCGATGCCATCCAGCAGGTCTATCAGTGTTCTAGAACGATCGCGAAGTTATACCTTAAGGCACTATCAAAGGAAGATCTAAAGACGATCCATGATCGCCTGAACGTTGGAGGAGTCAAAAAATGATAAATAGACAAGATGGTTTACCATTGACGACACTACTAACAATTATTATAAAGGTGATTTTTAATCATGGACAACGAGGATATTTTTAGAGGCGTGGGTGTAGAAGTTAGACTACCGACTGAAGATAGTTTCCTTAAAATCAAAGAGACTCTCACTCGCATAGGGATCTCTTCTCGAAAAGAAAAGAAGCTGTATCAATCCTGTCATATCTTACACAAGAAGGGTAGATATTCTATCCTCCACTTCAAAGAGCTGTTTATCTTAGATGGTAAACACAACACATTTACTGAAGAAGATCAAGCAAGACGTAACACTATCGTTAATCTACTCGAAGAGTGGGAGCTGCTTGAAATCGTAGACAAAGAAAAAACGAAAGAGCCCGTTGCTGGACTCAATCAAATTAAGATTATTTCTTATAAAGACAAAGGTGACTGGGAGCTGGCTGTAAAGTACAATATTGGCAAAAAGTGAGTTTATTATGAAAGTCTATAAGGCGTTTGATGAGGCCGATATTCCGGTCTTTGCTACAGAAGGTTCGGCATGCTTTGATATTAAAGCAAATATCAAAAATGGTCAATACGTAACAACATACAATAATTGGAATAAAGAACAGGGCATTCTGGTAAAAGGAGTCGGTAATAAGCGAGATGCTTTCCAGCTTCCGCCAGGTATCCGCTGTCTTGTTCCTACTGGTTTAATCTTCGATATTCCAGAAGGCCACGTGCTCAAAATGTTTATTCGATCGAGTGTGGCTTTAAAGAAAGGTTTAGTACTTTCAAACGGGACGGGTATTATTGACTCCGATTATGTGGAGCCTTCGTATATTATAGTTACTAATGTAACTGACTGTTTGGTCACAATTGAGAACGGAGAGAGACTTGCTCAGTGTATTCTTGAGCCTACGATCTCTTATGACTTAGTTGAGACTAAAGAAAGGCCAGCGCAAAAAACTGACCGCGATGGTGGTTTTGGTAGCACTGGCGTATAAATAAATGTGTAGGATGCCGATAGGGTCCTACAACATTACAATTTAAATTCTTGCTTAAAAGGAGAAAGCTATGACTGGTTTAAACATTAACCACCTCACCCCGTTTACTGTAGGTTTTGATCGAATGCTCGATCGATTCGAAGTACTTACAGATCAAATGAATCGAACCGGAGGATCCGGTTTCCCTCCCTACAACATCCGTAGAGACGCTGACGAGTTCTATATCGATATAGCGCTTGCTGGTCTTGACCAAGACGATGTTGAAATCGTAGTAGAAAATGGAACACTAACAATTCGTTCTACATGGGACGAACAAGGTGATTACTTCAACGCTGGAGGGGAAATTCTTCACCGCGGAATCTCATTCCGTAAATTCACTCGCAAATTCGATATTGCGGATGACATTGAAGTGAAAGGTGCCGAATTCGTTAACGGTCTTCTTACAGTTCATCTCGAAAGAGTAGTCCCCGAAGAGAAGAAGCCTAAGAAAATCGAAATCGGTAATACGAAAAAGCTGCTGAAAGGCTAGCAAAACTTTTTATAATGGAGATACATTATGAATCCTAGAACAGGAAGACGAGTGCCTGACGTCACTTTTCAAACGCGCGTGCGAGACGACTCAGTCGGCGGAACCAATCCTTACCGATGGGAAGCTATTGGG